GTCGACTACGTCATCGACCTCACCCTCCCTGACGGTCAAGCACAGTCGGCAGACAGCGCCACAACAACAATTCTGGAATGATCCGCACCGCTTCCGCCTCTTTGTCGGCGGTCGTGGCAGTGGTAAAACCAGAGCGGGCGCCATCGAAGTACTGCGCCAAAGCGCTGGCACCACGTCGCTCATCATTGCACCAACGTATCCTATGCTTCGCTTGGGTGCGATGGAAACGGTGCTGTCACTGGTTGCGCAGATGGGCGTTGCCGTGGCATGGAATAAATCAGACCTTGAATTAAAACTTATCGGCGACCGTCGCATCATCTTCCGCAGTGCTGACAACCCCGACCGTCTGCGTGGTGCGAACGTTGGCTTTTTGTGGCTTGACGAAGCGGCGATGATGGACAGCGATATCTGGCCCACTGCCATCGCCACACTCCGACATCAGCCGGGCAAGGCCATCGCAACGACGACGCCACGGGGCAAGAATTGGCTGTACGAACGTTGGCTGTATGGTGGCGATGATTACAGCATCGTCGAATCATCGACCACCGATAATCCATTTTTGCCCAGTCACTTTGTCGCCACGCTGAAAGAGTCGATGACCTCGGAGATGTATCAGCAGGAAGTGCAGGGCAAATTCACCGACCCGATCGGGCAGCTATTTAAACGCCAATGGTTCAGTACCGTTGATCGTGCACCCGATGACTTGACGTGGCATCGCTACTGGGACTTGGCCACATCAACCAAGACCAGCGCTGACTACACCGCCTCGGTCAAAGCGGCGCTCGGGCGTGACGGCGTCGTGTACCTCGATGCGGGCATCCACGTCAAAGCCGAGTGGCCCGATGTCCGGCGCATCATGCTGACGACGTTTAAAGCCGAGCCTCGGGTACAGCACGGCATTGAAGAGGCGCTGCACGGTTTAGCCGTCGTGCAGGAACTGCGCCGTGACCCTGCGCTCGTTGGGCATACCATACGGGGTATCCGTGTGGACAAAGACAAGCAAAGTCGGGCAATGCCGTGGGCAGCGCGTGCCGAGGCGGGAGCGGTGCGTCTCGTTGCCGGAGAATGGACACGGCAATTTCTTGACGAAGTCGTGGCGTTCCCATCTGGGCAACATGACGACTATGTCGACGCCGCATCGGGCGCCATTGCGATGATGAGTAAGCCGAAAGTAGATTGGGGGTGGGCATAATGGCAATCACTGGTTATCCCGGATGGGTGGACAAACTAAAGAACGGCGAAGGCGTCAACGGCACCATCGACGCGTACAGCCTTGTGCCGATGTTGTACCGCAGTGTCAATCTGCGCTGTGATGCTATCAGCACGGTGCCGTATCGGCTCTTTCGCAACGAGAACGAGGTGGCGTGGCCATGGAATCAAAACCTCGCCAACTTGATGAAGGACACCGAGCGAAGTCTTTTGCTCACCGGTGCTGCGTACTGGCTCAAGCTGTATCGTGGCCGTGTGCTGACTGGGTTTCAATTTCTGAATCCGCTGTCAATGACGGTGCGCTTTGATGCGACCAAAGCCGAACCCGGCAACCCCTTCGCCGGGGTGACGTTTCGACAGAGCATTCAAGGGAGAGAGTACGGTCCATGGACAACGCAGGAAATCATTTACTTCCGTGAGCCATCGCTGACCGACGAAGTAGGCCCCGGGCTTGCACCGGCGCGCGTCGCCTTGCAGTCTGCCCAGCTCGCGCATTACCTTGAGCGATTCACCAGCGCCTTTTTCGAAGGTGGCGCACAGCCAATCACCGTACTCAATTTGCCGGAGACAATGGATGAAGCAGAATTTAAGCGATTCCAAGGCGAATGGACAATGCGCTTTCAAGGTGTCGTTAACGCCTTTCGCACGGCGTTTGTGCGCAGTCCCGACCTCAAAGTCACGACGATCACACCGCCGATTAACACACTGCTCCTGCCAGAGCTCCAAGAACGTGCCATCACCGCTGTCAGCATGACGCTCGGTGTACCACGCACCATGCTCGAGGCCAGTGCTGCCAACTTTGCCACGGCAGACAGTGACCGGCAAAGCTTCTGGCGTGAAACCATCATTCCACGACTTTCGCTGTATGAGCAGGTCATCAATGACCAGTTGCTCTACGCACTGAACTACGAAATGCAGTTTAACCCCGAAGCACTGGACGTCATGCAAGCCGATGAGGCAAACCGCGCCGGATCGTTGTTGCAGTTGGTGCAAGCCGGTGTCCCACTGCGTGGCGCAATGAAGATTTTGGGCTATGACCAAATCGAGGAAGCGCTTGGGCCAGAGCCTGAGCCAACGCCTCCAACATCACCCGACGCTACGCCCACTGAGCCAAGCGCAGCCGTCAGCGAGGAGGTGCAACCTAGTCAAGACATTACGCCGGACGAGGTGGACGAAGCCATCGCCACCAAGCGCAAAGCGGAGTTTGGATTACTGGCAAAAAAACTTGAGCGTCGCATCAAAGCCGGAAAGAGCATCGCGTGTTCTTTCGAGAGCGACGTGATTACGGCGGATGAGGTGAAGAGTGTTATGGACTGCATCGCTGACGGCATGACCGTCGACGAGGTGCATGAGGTGGTGAACGCCATCAAGGCCATCGACGATTTAACGCCCGATGAAAAGCGTGTGTATAACCGCATCGTCGGCGCCATGGAAAAGCGAGGCGCCACATGGGCTCGGCAGATTGTGCAGGGCAAAGACGTCGACCCATCGCTGAAAGATGTGCTTGAGCCGGTGATGATTACGGAGCTACAGACCACGATGTCCGGCCGTGTCGACCGCCTCGGCACGCAGTTCGGCATCGGCGTCGACCCAGCTGATGAGGGTGTCATCATTCAAGATTGGCTATCCGATTACATGCCAAGCTTTAACCGCGAGATTGACAGCACGACACGCAAAGTACTCGAGCGTGCTATCGCTACGTATCGCACTACGCCTGGTATGACCATCCAAGATTTAGCGAAGTTGATTGCACCGGCGTCCGGCAAAGCACGTGCATCGTCCATCGCCATTACCGAGACGACGCGCGCCGCATCACAGGCAACGGTTGAGTATCAGAAATATCTTGGCGCCCGCGGTGTGCTGATGGAGCGTGTGTGGAATACCGATGCCGACGATCTCGTTTGTCCAATCTGCGCACCGCTCAATGGTAAAAACGAGGATTTCTGGATTACTGATTATCCACTTGGTCCACCGGCACACGTGCGCTGTCGCTGTGATACCGGCCTTCGAGTGATACGGGAGTAGCCATGGATGTGAGTATCAAAGTCCTCGCCGACGTCAGCTTCGGAAGGTATCAGGACATGGTGCGTACCGTGCTATTGGCATACGGTCAAGCGGTCAAGCAAGAGATGATGGAGGACAAACCGCGTCCACCATCGCAGGGGTCAATGCGCTATAAGTCTGAACGACAGCGGCGCTTTGTCATGGCGATGATTAAGCAGGGCAAAATCAAAGTGCCATATGTGCGTGGCCAAGGGAGTGGACTGAAAGGGAGTGAAACACTGAACCGCAGTTTTCGTGTTGACCTTGAGGGTGATAGCGCCGTGCTGTACAGTGCTGCATCCTATGCGCCATATGTCATCGGCGACCAGCAAGCGGAGATTCATCAAGGGCGCTGGCGTACCGCAATCGAAGCCGCCGACATCGTCGCCCAGCGTGGAGACCTTGACAAGATTGTGCAAGGCGCAATCGCCGATTTAGAGAGGATGTGATATGCCGTACCAAGTGATGGAGCAAGATGGCCAATTCTGTGTGTTCAAAGAAGGCACGATGACACCGCTCGAGTGCTACGACGATCGAGACGATGCACAAGCATACTTCACCGCTTTGACCATCGCCACGGCTGATGAGGAATACAAAGCCGAGAGCGATACGCATATTCCGCCCGTTGAAGTGGCAGACAATGCCCGCCTTGCACTCGAAGTCCGTGCAGAGAAGCCAGCATCAGAGCAAGGCATGACGCTGGTTGGTTTGGCGCGAGCCCGACAGCTGGCAGAGCGTCGGCCGGTGTCGGTCGCCACGCTTCGACGCATGCTGTCCTACTTCGCACGCCACGAGGTGGACAAACAAGGCGCAACGTGGGATGAGCGTGGTAAGGGTTGGCAAGCATGGTACGGCTGGGGAGGCGACGAAGGGCGCGACTGGGCGCAAGCAATTATTGATGAGGAGGACGAGATGGAAGCAAAGGCGTCACGGCGTCACAGTGAAGCAGATATGAAGCTGATTCGCACAATGCGGAAGCAACTCAAGATGATGCTCGAAATCTGCGTGGAACTTGGTGACGACGGGCACGACGACGAGGAGCACGGCGAGGAATACGCCGACGAACAACTCGAAATGGAGCAGGGAATTGCCGAAGTGGTTGATGCCCTTGACAGCACCCGTACCATGAAATCAGAAGAGGCAGTGAGCGACGAGGTGAAAGCCTTTGCACGCAAGCTGATGGGGGCATCATGAACGCAGTGAAAGCAATCGGTGATTACACGCTCAAAGGTCGAGGCATCGTTTACGGTGGTCAAGACCTTGCGGGCGATACGTTCACACGTGATACCGACCTCGGCGATACCCGTAGCTTCGTCGGCATGCCGGTCTACTACGACCATAGCCTCGGCGGTATCAAGTCGCAGATTGGCACCGTCAAGGCGTGGATGCCAGACGATGAAGGCATCGACGTCGAAATCGAGCTTGATCGTCGCCACAAGTACGCCAAAGAGGTGATGAAGCTCGTGAACAGCGGTGCACTCGGACTGAGCACCGGCGCACTGTCGCACCTCGTGGTTCGTGAAGCCGGAGAGCTTAAGCGCTGGGTGGTTGGTGAAATCAGCCTAACCCCGACGCCAGCAGAGCCACGCACCGTTACCGAAGTCAAGAGCGAAGAGGGCACTGTGTCGAGCCATGCTGACACCACGCCAAAGCCTGACGATACACATCAGACGATTATCAGCAAGGAATCAGACACCATGTCAGACATTAAAGACGCAGTGAAGCAAGCCATCAGCGAGCTTGCTGGTGAGCCAGTACAGGGTGGCGTCATCGCCGCACCATCAACCAAGAGCGTTACCACTCGTGGCTTCAGCAATGAGCCAACCGAGGCTTTGAAGCACTGGATTGCCACGGGCGACACCATCGCCGCCAAGGCCACCTTGGTCGAAGGCACCAACAACAACGGTGGCTTCTTGGTGCCCAAGGATTTCTACGACCGCATCATCGCTCGCCGTGATGAACTCAGCTTGCTCAGCCAAGTGCCGTTGATGCGCCTCACCACCTCACGTCGCCAAATCGACGTACCAGCCGTGAGCGCACAGAGCTCGAGCGCATACGTCGCAGAGTCAGGTGCTGCCAACTTCAGCGAGCCAACCTTTGCCAACACCAAGACTATCACGATTTTCCGTAACAACATCTCAATGAAGATGTCGAACGAGTTGTTGAGCGACCAAGCCGCCAACCTCGAGCAGTTCGTGACTGAGCACATTGCCGCCCGCTTTGCTGTGGCAGTGAACAACCAAGTGCTCGCCGGTACTGGCACCAATGAGGCATGGGGTGTATTGGCCCGAGCCACGCAGAGCGAGACCGCTGCCAGCGCCACCACCATCGACGCCAGCGATGTCATCAACTTGCAGCACAAGATTCCGTCACAGTACGCCACATTGGGTCAGACTGCATTCGCCATGCGCAACAGCACCCTCGGCTACATCCGCGGCTTGACTGGTAACTGGTTCCAATCCCAGCCAACACCGCAGGGTAATGGCCGAGAC